GATGAAAGATATTGCGCGAGACCTTAATAAAAAGGTTCACGAGGCCGCCAGGGCCGTCGAGGCTATTAAAATGCAAGCCTCGCTCAGCCTCCTGGGAGAAGTTGAGATTGTTCCAAAACTCAAAGAAGCAAACAGCTCGGTCTCCAAGCTGGAGCAGGCCACCAGGGAGGCGCGACAAGAGCTAGTCGTAATGCTGGACAGTGCTCTGACTGTTGCCCTAAGCAGTCCTGTCTGGGGCTGGAGCGATGGCTCTAGGGACATTGTGGACAGCGGAGCCCTGCGTGACAGCCAGTCGGTTGCTATCATGGGTGAATCGATCGTTATCGACTACGGGGTTCCCTATGCTCGGTTTGTCCACGAGGGTGGCTATATTCAACCCTACGGTAATCCTAACGCTGAGCCAGTGTATGTACCGGGAAGGCCGTGGATTGACGCGGTTCTGTACGGCAATGGACCCGTGCCCGGTGTCAACCTTGACGAGGAGATCAGGCAGGCCATCCTCAGAAGGCTATAGGTAGACTAACGCGCTTTCAAGGTTAGTACATGGCCAAGCTGCCCTTTGTTGTTGAGCCCCGCCTGAAGCCGATCGTTGAACTGGTTGGCTCAGAAGATTCTGGCAAGATCGAAATTCAACGTCGAGGGTTTTTGTCTGCCGGCGAAAAGGCTTTTGTCTCTAACGGCACTCAAGACGACAGCGTTTCGGAGCTAATGCTTGGCTTGGTTCGCAAGGTTTGCTCGAAGTACAAGCTTGATATTAAAGACGCCTACGAGGTTACTGCTCAGGTGATTTCGGGAACCCCGGAGGATGAGCAGTTTGCCGAAGAAATTCGGCGGGAATTTAGTGACGAGGTTACCGCGGTTATTACTGCAGCCATTAACAGCTCTGCTCGCACCAGCTTCGTCAAGGCCTTCTGCCTGCTCCTGTACCGCGTCAACGCTGAGCTGACCGCAGAGGATGTCATGGAGGTACACCCAGACATCATAGAGGGCCTTGTGGCGCTATATGACGACGAGGAGATGAAGAGTGTTCAGCGCCTGGTAGATGCCCACGATAACGGCGCAGACGAGCAGGTTATTGAAGATATCGAAAAAAAGTAGGCGCGGGCGAAGTAGTCTACGACTTTGAACGCTACTATTGGGAGCTAAAAAGGTTGTTTCCAGGAGATCCCGAGTTCTCCTTTGACAACTTTTACCAGCTCCCTTTCGAGTACGTGGTTCAAGCCTACTACCAAGCCCAGAAAAATTACCAGAAAGAGTTACATGCGCACGAGAGGCCTATTGCGCTGCAGAGTAGCTTAATCGCCAATGTAAACAGGGACTCCAAAAGGCAGCGCAAGCCCTATAGCGCAGAGGACTTCTACCTTTACCAGCCACGTGACGAACAGGATCTGCCCGCCGGCAGGTGTGGCGCAGCGGCTTTGGCGCTTATTGAGCGGCGCTTATTTCCCAGCTGGGCCTTATTCTGCTACAGGGAGCTTGCCAGTGGTGCTAGCAGCACTCCACCAGCCCTTCTGGCATTTATTAGCGATGCTGCGATACTCCTGGCTCCCGTCAAGACCAGCGACGGCTACAAGGGCATGCTTATCGCTCAGGAGGCCGCAGGAGACTCCTGGCATCAATTCAAGTCGCCATGCGGAAGGATTGAGACCCTGTACGTTCCCAGGGTCCCAACGAAGGTGATGGCTCAGGATAATATCTCTCTCAGGCGGAAGTAGGCCAGTCTTCAAGCTCGAGGATCTGGGTAATGTAGTCCTCTACCTTCCTGGTATCCTCTTCGTCATAGGGGCCGAACTCGTGCATTTCGCCAGATAGCCACTGGCGAATGCGCCACTCGCCGTAAATGCTATAAAATGGCTGCATACGGTACCAGGCAACCCATTCCTGGGACGACTTAGCATGGTTGCAGCTGGCGCAGGCGGGGATCACGTTAGTCGTGCGATCCTGGCCGCCACGGGACTTGGGGCGGACGTGGTCGATAGTCAGTTCGGTCAGGCTATCGTCGTCGATAGGAGGCTGGCCACAGTAAGCGCAGCGGTTATTCCAAGCATCTTTGATGGAATCCCGCCACTGCTGACGGGCCTCACGCCGTGTCAGAGCAGTCATGTTGAAAAGGTAGTCGGAGATCCGTTCGTACAGGGGAAGGTTGGGCCTGTGATAAGCCATCCGAATTACCAATTAGTAACAACGGAAGAGCGAAGGCTTTTGTGAAGCGATGCCATAAGCGATCCTCGTTGTTGCTCTTAGTCTACCAGGGGTAGGCACACTAAAACGACGCTTGAGACAGCCTGATGGCACAGACTTTTCCCACTTCTGCCCAGGTGGTCTACAGCACTCTGGCAGCTGACACGAATCTAACGGCTTTACTAGGTACTTATACCTTTGCAGTTGGAAGCTCTTACCCCGCGCTTTCTGTCGTCTCTCCAGGCGAGAACTTGCCGGCAACGCGGTCGGTATCCGGTCTCGAGTGCGTGATCCACGATCTGGGCAACACGCAGCCCAAAAGCTACGTTTCAAGCGCGGCCGACATGGTGGTGACTTGGCAGGTTTTCCTGATTGCCTGGGAGCCAGCAACCGGCGCCGACCTACAAGCCGCAACTGAACTGATCTGCAGCAGGTTCGCAAACTCCTACAGCACTCAGACCGTTGCAGTCTCTGACGGCCTCGGTGCCTTGGTCCAAAACAAGATCGTCATCCGTTCCGACAGCCCAATTTTGAACTGATTGGAAATCTAACTAATGAGAGGGGCTACCTCTCAGATAGTCCCTTTCGCGAAAACTGACTATGGCCAACTATTCTGCTGCCTTCGGGTACGACTGCTACATCATCCCCCTCAAGTCCGCCTCTGTGGACACCGCCTTCACTGGCGTGACCACTGGCGTGGATGCCGCTGCTACCGCTTTCGTCGACACCACCACCGTTGTGGCTGCCGACGAGAAGGTCACCTACGCCGCTGGCGTGTTCTCTCTGGGCGCTACTCCCGCGGCTCAGCCCACCGACGGCACCATGGATCCCGTCAAGCTGCTGGGTCTGACCAACGCTGCCCTGGAGACTGACACTAACTCTGAAGAAGTCCTCACCTACGACGACGACCAGAAGGGTTACAACGTTTCGATCGCTACTTCCAAGTCCTGGTCCGTGAGCCTGGCTGGTGTGGCCGATTTCTCTGACGCTGGCTACCAGATCCTTCGCATCGCCGAGCAGAACACCGTGGCTGACAGCCTCCGTGTTAAGTTCGCTCGCGTGGGCCCCACTGGCACCACTGAAACCGTCTACGGCTACGGCACCTTGACCGGCTACACCGAGTCTGTGGAAGCTGGCGCGATCGTGTCCTGGGAATGCACACTGACCGGTTACGGCCCCTACGTCCTCGAGATCGACGAGAACGCTGGCAACTGATCCAGTCAAACAACCAACGGGCCCCGAAAGGGGCCTTTTTTAATGGCAAACTAAAACGACTTGTTGAGGACTGATGGCCGACAGTATTAGATACGACATCAAGATCAACAATCAGCAGGGCATCGACTCGCTCAACCAGCTTTGGGCGGAGGCGAGAAACGGGTCCGAGCAAGCACAGTATGCGATCAACCAGAGGCTTGGCGGCACGGTCAAGACCGAGATCGTCTTTGAAACGACGGTTGACGACAAAGGCATCAAGACGCTCCAGGCCGCGAGCAAGGAAACCCTGACAGCGTTTGACAAGCTAAACAATAAACAAAAGCAGCTCAATAAAACACAAGAAGGCTCTGTTACAAGTCTTCGCCAACAAGTCAACGCTGCCAAGCAGCTGCGTGACGGGATCGCCAAGGTTACAACCGTGACCGATGAGGCGGCTGGCACTGTTGCGGGTGAGCTGAATCCCGCCTGGGCGGCAGCTGACGATCAAGTCAAGTCCCTGTCTGCATCATTGGCTCGCGCTAATGGTGACATCATGGGAGTGGCTAAGGCACAGTTTCCAATTATCGGCCAAGTGTTAAGCCTGGGCAATGCCTTTACTCAGCTAACGTTTATTGCCAAAGGAGTTATTGAAGTCTTCCAGGCAATTAACGCCGCTGTCCAGCCGCTAATCAATCGAGCTAAGCAGATTGAGGGCCTAACCTTGTCGCTTAGCGCTTTTCTCTCAACCCAAAGCGATGTTAACGCTGTTCTGGCCTCTGCGAAAGGCATCTCTCTTGAATACGGAACATCGCTGACTCAGATTGAGCGAGGCTACAAGCGTATTGCGCCTGCCATTCTCGCGGCGGGTGGGTCGCTGAGTGACGTCGAGGCCGTGGTTGAGAGCTTGGCGGCTAAGACGGTACAGCTCGGCTTGAATACCGAACAATCTGGTCGATACATTGAAGCCTTCGCTCAGGTCATGGGTAAGGGTAAATTGCAGGCAGAAGAACTTAACCAACAGTTCTCCGAACTTGACGGTGCTTTGCGCTCCCAGGTTGCTCTGTACCTGGAGACTGAGCATGGGATTACCGACCTGAACAGCGCAATGCGAAATGGCGAAGTTACAGCCGAAAGGTTCCGTGAGGCTTTCATCTTTGCTGCCCAGAGTGCCAGGGAGCAGTTGGGCGGAGCGCTTGGCGAGATCCAGACCCGTCTTGACGACATGAACATTGCGCAAATCGAAAACGTTCGCGCCACCCTTAACACGATTAGCCTCGAGGGTTTGAATGCAACCTTTGACGGCTTCGGGCAGGCAATGCAACGAGTCGCCACGACGACCACTCAATTCTTTGCTGCCATTTCTACAAATCTACCCGGCATGTCCGAGGGTTTTGGCGCACTGTTTACGCTTGTCGGTCAATTTGTCTCTGTTGTTTGGCAGGGCTTCCTGAATGGACTGTTTATTGCCATTAGCGTAGTTGATACGTTGATCCTAGGCTTCGTCAGGCTATTTGAAACAATTCGCCAAATTCCAGGCGTTGCCCAAGCCATTGACGTTATCTCCGCGGTCGGACAAAGGCTTGGTGCCGACTTCCAGAGAGGGAGTGATGCAATTCTTGGCTTGGGTCAAAACGTTAACATTGTCAAGGGCGGCTTTGAAAGCCTCCAGGTTAGTGCCGAAGTCCTTAAGCAGCAGTTTGACGCTGGCGCAATTAGCGCAGGGCAGTACGAGCGTGGTTTGAA